AAAATATTCATTGAGAAAAATTTTAGATGGACATTGTTGAATAAATTCTTGATATCCTGTGATTTCTTCTATTTGCATAAACACTTTCTTTTATTGTTATAAAATTACTTAGTGTAAGTATAACATAAAATATATGCAAATATAATAGAAAAAGGGACCGAAGTCCCTTTTATTTTACTGAGTGTTGTAAAATTACAACAAATTTGTCACGCGGAGTCTACGGAAGAACGTATTGGTATTGGCTGCGAGACCACCAGTCACGTCCGTAGGATTGGCGAAAGGATGGGCAGTCAGGCCGTACCGAGTCTTGAAAGCAATCTTCGGTTGGAAGGATTGCGGATCAATAGCACGATGCAATTGAAGAGCTTGGTATGGGCAGTAGTAGAGACCAGCCGTATAAGCATCAGCACCCTTACCAACCACAGCCAGCCAGTTTTCGTTGTTAGCGCCCAGGTATGGGTCGATGAACACACGATAACGACCGTTCAGGATACCAGCGAACGTCACCGAAGTTTCGTCAACGATATCTGGACCTTGGATCGCAGGAGCGAAGTCGAGAACACCAGCCAGAGCCAGAGCCGAAGCCACATCGCTAGAGCAGATGATCACGTTACCACGTACCAGACGTGTTTCCTTGGCGATTTGGTTAGCATCGCGTTCGATACCAAACAACAGACCCTTGAACTTTTCAACAGACCAACGACCACCAGCATCAGTGTCCAAGTCGAACACACCAGGGACCGTAGCATACTGAGCACCGGGCTTCGCGGCAACCAGAATGGTACGCACGATTTCGCGGTTTTGTTCAGCGATGATTTCGGTAGACAGGATGTCGATCAGTTCTTGTTCAGCATCCAGACCGTGGATCGCACGAAGGTCTTGGACCAGTTCTTGCGAGTATTCAGCCTTCAACGCACGGGTCTTGGCTTCAACCATCTTGCTTTCAAAGGTCATTGCCATTTCAGGAATAGCAGGTTGACCAGAAGTACCCAGGGCTTCACCTTGAGCCGTAGTGATACCAGTACCATAGGTAAAGGTGCCAGCAGGCGTGTTGTTCAGAACACCAGGGTTACCGATTGTGGACAGCGAAGTGCCCAGAGGAGATTGAGTAGCACCACCCGATTGAGTAGCCGATCCAGAGAAGCCAGAGTCAGCTTCTTGGAAGAGAGCTTCAGTACCAGCTTGGTTTGTGTACTTGGCGCGACGAGCGAAGATCTTACCGGTAGGCATGACCATTGGTTGAACGCCGCACAGTTCGAAACCGATGTTTTGAGGAGCGGTACGACGAACCAGGGAGATCAGCACGGGATCGTACTTAGCGATACCACCTGTATCCGAATATCCACCCACAGCGTTTGTAGGGGCATTTTCGAACAGGGCTTGCTTCGTTTCAGTATTGGCCTTCTCTTGGTTTTCCAAAAGAATAGCAGTTACTTTCTTACGATATTGATCCTTAATAGGAGCAACACCTTCAACGTCGAGGATTTCGCCCCATTTTTCAACTAGACTAACGTGTTCCATTTTATTACCTTTCTGTGAATATGGATAAGTTTGTTTTGTATTTAGTCTTATCCAATTTCAATTTTTATTTCTTTACCGAAGTTTGACGAATGAAATCGGCATATTGTTTGATTGGCGAATTATCAACTTTCGTATCCAATTGCTTTTCTTCTACAAGAGCCTTAGACGAAATGTCCAACTTCTTACCTGATAGATTGCTTGAATCCTTTTTCCCCATACCAAACAGCGATTCCTTGATTATCTCAACTCTCTTTGAATAGAGTTCAGAAGTCTCATATTCGAAATCTTCCATAATGGCACGGAACTTTCCAGAATCAATATCTGTCATTCCTTTGGTCGCATTTTCCAAAATATTCTCACGTGTAACGACGTTCAATTGTGAGCGTTGTTCCTCTAGTAGTTGTTGTGCAGCGGACAATTCGTCCTTGCTTGCTTTAAGTTGCTCTTCTAGGGAAGTAACGATATCAAACTTCTCAACCGGCAGGTCGATATAGTGTGACTCAAACAGTTGCTTCATACCGTTCATAAACGATTCAGTCAAATCTGACCTTATACTAGCTTCGAGAGCCAGTTCATTATCTTTAATCCATTGCTCTGACAATTTGCCAAAGTATCCATCAATCTTATCAGTTAAATCTGTCTCATAGGCTTGAATAGATTCTTCAAGCTTAGTGTTATATTCTTCTTCCAATTGAGAAATCTTTTCCTCAACCAGTGTATTTACCTTTTCCGTAACTTTTGCTTCAAATAGAGTCGAAACCTTCAGTTGGAATTCTTCCGACAATTCTTCGTCCTTGACGAAATCTTGAATTTCGGCTGATTCCGTAACGGTGCCATTTGCAACATCAAGAGCATTCTTCAGTTGCGTAGGGTGATTAAACATGCGATCTGCACCGGCACGATTACCCGTGTACAGGTTTACCGAAGGTGTTTTACCATCTTTGTGGCGGGCAACAATAGAAGCACCAGAATGCCCAGGTTTAGTCAGGTGATGAATAGTCCAATCACCATGATCCATCGTATCCTTAGCCGTTTCGGTACCATCAATGAAGAAAGAAGCTTCGGTTAGATAACCATCACCTTCAACGGATTCTTGCATTCCGCCATCTTGATCTTGTTCATCAGGGTCGCCATCCGGATCAAGCTTGGCCGATTCGGAACTCTTCAGATCTGGATCGATTGGGTTTTCAATGGTGACAGCCGGTTCCTGATCTACATTATCAGCTTGCTTATCGCCCTCTTTATTTTCGGCATTAGGGTCTTGATTATCACCGGGTTGATCACCAGCATTTGGTGCTTGACCATCGGTAACATCATCCTTCTTACCTTCCATGAGCTTCAGCAATTTTTCTTCAATTGACATTTAGTTTCTCCGTAATTTGATTGAGTATTTAACGCGCAGAAATTTTATCCATAAAATTCTGAAACTCGATTAACTTCTGTTCTTCCAATTTGGACATCGATACTCTGCGAATTCTTTCTCTGGATTCGAAGAGATCCTTTTCTACCAAGATATTTCCATACTTGAGATATTGGGTGTCTTCCATAAGACATTCAACGAATGCATCTGCGACTGAAGGATCAAATACAACGTCAGCAGCAGTGCGAATTTCATAATCATTCTTGACATGAACTTTGCCGTCTTTCTTGAATGTTGATCCGAGACCACGTGACGAAACGCCAATTTTGATACCATCGTTCAACAGGTTTGCCAGGAGTTGACCAAGCGGAGTAGAAAGAACTTTTGCCTTTCCGATGTAATACTTACCGTCTTTTTCCAGCGACTCCGTGACAATACATGCACGTTCCGGATCAACAGAAATTCTACCGGTAGGGTGATTCAATTCACCCAGGGCGCGTTTTGGTTTGACATATTCTTCCAGATATTTCTCAACAGCAGGAGTCATCACTTTTTCTGGATAGATACGACCATTCCTGTTTTCTTTATCAAACATGAGGAATGGACCTTGAATCTTTAATGTCTTCTTACCACCGACATCTTCAATGAGAGTTTCAGTGGCAGCGGCTAGATTCTTTTCGATAAGGATGATTTTGCTATCTGTCATGGTATTATGCCGATTGAACGTATTCGGAACCCTTGGACAAGCGCATGATCAATGTACCGGCACCCATGGTAACTACGATGTCGCTGGTGCTATTTTGATAGTCGGTTGCATATGCAGCGGTGTGTTCGCCTGTACCAGTCAGGAAATACTGTAGAACAGAATTGCGCAGGATCTTGATATTCGAGCCAGCATCAACATTGAACGAAAGATTGGAGATACCGACCGTAGCAGTACCAACAATGGCCTGATCGGCACGAGCCAACGAAGCCAAAGTGACCGTTAAGGTAGCAGGCGTAGCCGAATCGTTTACAAATTTGTAAACAACCTCGGAGATACCATTCTTGATAAGTGTTGCACTATTAGCCATTGATTATTTCTTTCAGTACGCTTTTGAAGTTATCGATGGATTCGGACATATATTCAATTAGGGAATTTCTGTCCATATTCAACGAATTTATTCTATTTAGCATATCTTCTGCAATAAGAACTCTTGAACCATCTTTCAAGGAGAAAAACAGGTTATTCTCGATCAGATCTTTCTTTTTATATGAGATTACATACTCATTCAATGTGAGTTGATCCGATTCGATGGATTCGCAAATCATGGCATATTCGGCTTGAGGTATTTTCTTCCCCAAATCGAAAATGACATTAGCCAAACGGGCGGAATCTACGCTCATTGTGCTTCCTTCTTGCCAAAAAGAGTCTTGGCGATTTCTTTCTTCTTTTCCAGAACCTTTTCTGTCAATGCTGAAAAGGCAACGGCAGAGAATAGCGGTTGTACATCGGAGTCTTTCTTGATAGCCTCGATCAATTCTTTTGTCTTATTGGAATCCATTTTGTCCTCCCTGTGATTCAGGTCCATATAGTTCTGGGTATTTCTTCATCAACGCGATTTTCTGTTCGCGTTCAAGTTCAATTTTCTTGTTTTCTTCTTCAATTTCTTCATCCGTCATACGAAGAATTTTTTTCTTCACATATTCATCGGAGAAATGGATACCGATCAGTGGTTGAATTTCCTGATACATCTCAAGTCGTTGTGCCAATATTTCATTGTCGCGTAGTTCGGAAAAATTATTATCTTCGACAAAATCATATTGTAGTTTTGACTTGATGTAATTCCAGTCTTCCGGAGCGATGATGCCCTTGAGGATCAGTTGAACACGAAGCAATTGTGAGAATGTTTCGCAGAATTTCTTGCGCAATCTGGAAATGAATTTGGAAAATTTAACCTCATCGCGTGTGATTTCCATTGACCTACCAATATTGAATGGTGTATCATTCTGCATTCTGGAAGGAGGAAGGTTGAGCGATTTTGCCAACTTGTCTTTGAACATTTGAACAGCAACATCTTGACCTTGAATCTGGGAACCCTGTAGGGTTGTGATTTCGGTTGCACGACCATTACTCTGCCGAGGCATCCAATAATCTTCCATCATCGACATGTGATGACGATCATCGCGAATTTCACCTGTAGATGAGTTATACACGACCTTGTTCTTATAACGGGTCATGACATCCTTCAGGTATTGTTCTGCCTTTGTCTTTGGCATACCGGAAACGTCAACATAGAACACTCTACGATCAGGAGCACGTGTCAAGAAATAGATCAAGAACGAATCTTCGATCATGCGCAGCATATTAGCTGGCTTCAGTGCCTTGTGAATGTAGGAGATGACTTGATTATTCTCATCCAGCAATCCGGATGGGGTATATGCAATCGTATCTACAGAAAGACGAACCCCACTATTTTCAGTGATACCGGAATCATTAAAAACAAAGTATTCATCGATATCGGTAATAACATCTAACCCTTGTCCCGTTCTTTGCTTACGAACTTCACGGACCTTGCGGATTTTGCGGGGGTCAATGTTGCGGATTTCCTTGATACCAGCAGCTAGATTCTCTTCGTCAACAACGATATGGAAATAGATACGCCCATCTACATACCATTGACGGAAAAATTCGTGTCCCTTGGAATTAAATTCTATCAGATCAATGACATTTTCGAATTCATTGACGATTAATTCTCTAACTTGTTCTGGTAGTTCATCGTCATCGGCGTTGATATTAACTTTGACTACAGCTTCATCGAATTGTTCAACAACAATAGCTTCGGATACAATATCCTCAATCGCGGAATCCAATTCTGGTAGAAGTTGTACTGAGCGATATTTGTTGATGAGTTCGACTTCGTTCTTTGGTTGAAATTCGAACCCAAAGTTATACCCATTGAAACCGGCTCCCGATGAAACCCGTTCAATTGCACCATCATCGTGTTTAGGAGGGACAAACGATTCTTTTTCGGTCGTTGTCTTTCGGATCTGGAATCCAAATGGAACATTCCACCAAGCCATTATACCCTCGCTTTCACGAACAAGCCAGTGACTTCATATGGATAGTCTGAATATTCGGCTTTGTTGAAATATGTTGTATATGAGAAACCCATAGCAATAAATTCCCGAAAAATATCAGGAAATTTATGCTTGTCTTTGCTATAAAAGGGTACAATGTCAAATGATTTCATTCTTTTCCAGCGATATGTGCGGTTCTAACGCGAACCATGATCCATGAGTTGTAGTATTTTTCGGGATTCAGCAAAGCATCTTCCTGAAATTGCCATTTTGCTTCGTAATACGAAACAAGAGACTTGCTTTTATGGATACTTAATATCTCTCTTTTGAAGGAATTCTTACCTAGCTCTTTTACATCGGCTTGAAGGAATTCATTGGAACCGTAATACGACAACCAATTACTAGGGACTTTTGTTTTTTTCTTTTTACCGGCAAC